ATTTACAATTAATAAAATATAATTAGGAGATTACAATATGGCCTTTTCACAAGGATCACGTTCCAGCCTTTCGTTTATTTCGGAAGTAACATTCGGGACAACACCAGCAGGTAACTTTACTAACCTACCATTTAGTACGCACTCATTGAACTTAACTAAAGACCGTTTAGCTGGCACAGACATTCAAGCTGACCGTATGGCTAGAGTTGATCGTCACGGAAACCGTCAAGTAGGTGGTGACATCGTAGTTGACTTAAGAGATGGTGATTACGATACATTACTTGAATCAGCTATGCTCAATACTTTTACTACTAACGTACTTAAAGTAGGCGTAGCACCTAAGTTCATATCTGTAGAAGACTACGCCGCAGACATCGACCAAGCTCGTTTATTTACGGGACTATCCGTTTCCACTATGGGCATCTCCCTTGCACCTAACCAAATGGTAACAACTACTTTTGGTATGATAGGTAAAGACATGACTATCAGTGGCACTCAAAAGACACAGACAGATGCTTCAGGAGCGCAACCATTCGATGCTTATTCAGGTGCTCTCAGTATAGGTAACGTAGGTGGTGCAACTGCTTCTACTATAGTAACTGCATTAGACTTTACACTAACTAACTCATTCGCCCCTACATTCGTTATTGGAGACAACAGCGCACCTTCACTAGAGTACGGCAGAGCAGAAGTCGAAGGTACGTTAACAGCTTACTTCGAAGATGCTTCCTTGATTAATCGTTTCCTTAACGAGACAGAAACAGAGATTGAAGTATCAGTTGATGACCCTACAGGTGCTAATGCTTATACATTTAATTTCCCTAGAGTTAAGATCAACTCTGCTGATGTAGGTGTAGATGGCCCAACAAGTAGAATGGTGAACATGTCTTTCGTAGCACTATTTGATGCTACAGAAGCAACTAACTTAAAGATTACACGTCCAACGTAGTAAATAGAATACCTTAGCTAAGGTAGTGGAGGCTCTTGAGTCGGGTCGAGGGTCTCCACACTAATCATCCCCCCGACATATAACATTCCCCGAAAGGAACTCGACAATGGATTTAATGGATTTAAAGCCTACAAGTAATACTGTAGAAGTGACACTAAAGCACCCTAATACTAACCTAGAGCTTAAGAATGACGATAAGTCCCCTATGACTATCACTCTTCACGCTAGTCACTCTAAAGAATACAAAGCTGTAATGCACGAACAAACTAACAAACGTCTTAGGGATATGCAAGGGGGTAAGGGGCAAGATATAACAGCACAAGATATGGAAGAAGCTACACTAGCTATGTTATCCAAGATTACTTGTGCATGGAATATCCAGTATGGTAAAGAGAAACCAGAACTTTCCATTGATAAGTCCAGAGAGATTTATGATGAGGTGTTCTGGATTAAAGATCAAGTTGAGGAGGCACTTGCAACCTCTCTGGATTTTACGAAAGCCTAACTCAACAGTTATGCGATTGGGCTGAACATCAGTTTAAGCTCAATCGTCCTGATGAGAATGGCACGACAGAACGAGAACACCTAGAACAAGTAGAAAGGCAGATTGGACGAAGACCTGAAGCATTGGAACCCCCGACACATTTTCCATCGCTACTGTCTCATGTCTGGTCTGCCTTTATTGCATTAAGCAATAGTAGAACTGCTGGCTTCTCTGGACCTAACCCGATAACTTATAATGAAATTAAATCATGGAAGGAACTTACTGAGACGCCAATTTCCTCTAGGGAGGTTATAGTAATTAAACGTGTTGATGTAGTTTATATGGGGATAGCTAATGGCTGATATTAAGTTAATTGTAGATTATGGTGATGTAACTAAAGCTACTAATGCTGTAAAGGGTTTAGGTAATGCGGCAGTAGCGGCCTCTAAGGGTCAAATTCAATCTGCTAATAAAGCTGACCTTGTTAATAAAAAGTCTCTTGCTACAGTACATAAGCAGATATCCTTCAGTAAGAAGATGGAAAACCAGAAGAACAAAGAGGTTGCCGCTTTAAATAAAGGTCGTCAAGATTTAATTAAGTATAAGTCTGCTGTAGATCCTGTGTTTGCATTAGAGCAAAAACTACTTAATATGAAAAAGCTCCTGAAGGCTGAAGTGGCGGCTGGTACTATGACTTGGCGACAAGCTGGTAAGGAGATGCTTAACTACAGAAAGAGCCTCACTGCTTTAAATGCTAGGCTTGGTATGACTAAGAATAGAATGAACGCTAGTGGCATGGCTATTCAACAAGTAGGTTATCAAGTAGGTGACTTTGCGGTTCAGGTGCAAGGTGGTACAAGTGCTTTTGTTGCATTTAGCCAACAGGCAACTCAGTTAACAGGTGTACTAGGTATGCTTAACCCTAGACTCATTGGTTTAGGTGCTGTACTTGGTATAGCGATACCCATAGGTTCAGCCCTTGCTAGAATGTTCGTTGAGATGGGTAAGTCTGCTGAAGAGGCATCAAAAGATGTTGAGAACTTAATGACTGCTCTCGATAAGCTTGAGGATGCATCATTTTCTAGTAGCTTATCTGGTGTCCAAGCAATAAACGATAAGTGGTCTAATACCCTAGATTTAGTTAGGGAATATTATACAACCATAGCTGATGGTAATAAGACAGCCCTATTTGATGTTATGGGTATGACTAAAAACTTAGATACTTTATCAGGTCAGATTGCAGTCCTAGAGAATCAAAAGAAGTCTCAGGGTGGTTTATTAGATGTCTCAGGTACACAAGAGTTAAAAGATTATACTGAAGAGTATGCTAAACTAAAGAGAACAAAGGACATACTACTTACTTTAGATACTAGTAGTAAGAAAAACCTTTCTGAAAGCTTTGAGCTTATAATAAGCTCCTTAAACCAAGAAGGTTTAATGACAAAAGAGTTAAGTACACAACTCGCATTATTTCAAGAACAAGCTAATATAGTAGATATTATTAATAAAGATAGACAAGATGCTCACGATAAACAAGTGGGTAATATTAAAATCTTTTACGATTATCAAGCAAGTGAGGAAAAGAAAGCCTTAGAGAGCAAGAAAAGAGTAGCTAAGATTGTTCAAGCACTCAAAGATAAAGAATACGCAGGTATGCAAGGCCGTAGAGGAGCTGTAGCACCTAGCAAAACAGATGTAGCTCTTATGGGTATGGGAGGTGTTGTAACTGACTTAGGTAAAGCTGAAGCTCTACAAAGGAAGAACCAACTTGATACCATAAAACACTTCTATAAAGAGAAAGCTAAAACTGAAGCCGCTGATCTTGCTATGGCTAAAAGAGTGGCTGAGATTAAGATAGAGCTTAGGAATAAAGTTCTTAATGCTATGCAAGGTCGTAGTGGTGCTATATCCCCTAGTGAAATTGATGTAGCATTAATGGGTAAAGGTAGCATTGATGTAGACCTAGAGGGTAACTTAAAGCTACGAGATAAGATGATGAAGTCTCTTCTAGCTGAATCTAAAGTTATTGAGTATACTTTAGGTTTAGAGGGTAGAGCCTTATTAGTAGGTCAACAAAGGTTAGCTAGTTTTAAGCAACAGAATGACTTAAGAAAAGCAGGTCTTAAGTATGGTGATGCTGAGTGGCGTATACAGACCGACCTACTGATACAGAACCAAAAACTAACACTAGCGGCATATGATAGGGCTCAGGCTGAGGAATTAGCTACAGAAAAGGCTACTGAAACAAATGATGCACTACTTAAGAGCTACAAATTAATTGAAGATGAGTTACAGAAACAAGCTGATGCTCAGAAGAAGTTAGCTGATGGTATAGCTAATTCCTTCGGAGATGCTTTCATGTCTATGGTTGATGGAACTAAGTCAGTTAAAGATGCCTTCAGGGATATGGCAAGAGATATAATAAAACAGTTATATCAAATCCTTGTCGTAGAACAGATGGTAGCTTCTATCTCTGGTGCTATACAAGGTGCTATGGGTGGCGCTCCAATGCAAGGTCCTATGCCTAGCGGTAATACTATACCAAACGCTAACGGGAATGTAATATCTAGTGGCTCTCAGATACAAGCCTATGCTAATGGTGGAGTAGTTAATAGCCCTACGTTCTTTGGTATGAACGGTAATAAAACTGGTCTTATGGGTGAAGCTGGCCCTGAAGCTATCATGCCTCTCAAGAGAGGTTCTAATGGTAAGCTAGGTGTACAGATGGAGGGTAACTCTGGTGGTGTCACTACTAATGTAGTACAGAACTTTAACTTCTCAGCTAATGGCGATGATAGTGTTAAGAAACTAATAGCACAAGCCGCACCTCAGATCGCTAAGATGACTAAATCTGAAATAATAAATGATCGTAAACGAGGCGGCTCTATGAAAGCCGCTTTTGGTTAATTAAAAGGGAATAGCAATGGCGATAAATTATCCATTAGATACACCAACAAGTATAGGGATTGAGAGCATAGAGATCAGGGCTGTTAACTCTGTAGCTATATCTCAATCTCCTTACTCATATAAGCAACAAGTCGTTTCTCACGGTGGACATAAATGGGAAGCATCAGTCAGTATTCCCTCGGTACTTAGGGATAAGGCGGCTCAGTGGAAGGCTATGCTAGTGGGTCTTAAAGGACCAACAGGTACGTTCTTACTAGGAGACCCTGATTACGCTACACCACAAGGTACAGTAAGTTCTTGTACACTAACAGGTACAGCAGGGGACGAGAGTGTTGTTGTAGTTATGACTGGCTCACTTCTAGCTGGAGATTACATACAGTTAGGCGATGGATCATCTGCTAAGTTGCATCAGGTACTAAAAGATCTAACTGGTAATGGTGGCGTTGGTGCAGACACTACCTTAGAGATATGGCCTCCATTAAGATCTACTTACTCAGCTAAAACCGTCATCTTTAATTCCCCTAAAGGGTTATTCAGGTTAGCTAACAATGTGACATCGTGGTCAATTAACAATGCATCAGCTTATGGCATCTCTTTTGAAGCTACAGAAGTTGTTATATAAAGGATAAAATAAATGGCAAACCAAAAGATTAGTGAATTACCTACAGTAACTGGGTCTCAAATGGCAGACAGTGATAAATTTGTCCTAGTACACGCAGGTTCTTCAGTAGCGGCTACAAGGTCTCAGCTCTTTAGGAGTATCCCTGATATTACGTTGGATGACAGCTATAAAATCCTGCTGGGAGATAGCTCAGATTTACAGATTTTTCATGATGGGACTCATTCTATTATATCAGAGGTTGGTGTTGGAAACCTGTTCTTGAGAAGCAATGGTGGTGGTATTATAATGCAAGCTACTACTGATCAAGATAGTGTTGTGGCGGCGGCAAATGGAGCAGTAACTCTATACCACAATGGTAATATTAAACTATTCACATCGGAGACAGGCGTAAGCCTAGCAGGCAATGCCGAATTTGGTGACAATGGTAAGGCTATATTTGGAGCTTCTTCAGATTTACAGATTTTTCACGATGGGGCTAATTCTATTATATCAGAGGGTGGTGCTGGAAATCTTTACTTGAGGAGTAATGGTGGTGGTATTATAATGCAAGCTACTACTGGTCAAGATAGCTTTAGTGCAATAGCTAACGGGGCAGTGAATCTACACCACAGTGGGAATTTGAAACTTGCTACATCTGCAACAGGAATAAGTGTGGCAGGTGTTGTTAGTTCTACCAGCCTTTCATCAACACTCCTTACATTAAATAGAACTGGTAATGGAATTGTAACCCAATTCAAAAGAGATCAGGTAGCAGTCGGCAGTATTACAGTAGGTGTTAATTCTACAGCATACGTCACATCTTCAGATTATCGGTTAAAGACTGGCGCGCAACCAATGACAGATGTTGTTGAACGTGTTCAAGCATTAAATCCAGTGAACTTCGAGTGGATTTCAGATGGAAGTCGTGTCGATGGGTTTATAGCACACGAAGTTCAAGAAGTTGTGCCTGAAGCGATTATAGGTGAACGTGATGCAATGCGAGACGAAGAGTACGAAGTAACTCCAGCAGTCTTAGATGATGATGGTAACGTCACAACCGAAGCTGTCATGGGTACTCGCAGTGTCAATGATTATCAGGGTATAGACCAAAGCAAGCTAGTGCCGCTCCTTACAGCCGCATTACAAGAAGCTCTAGCTGAGATCTCCTCTCTTAAATCAAGAGTTGAAGCACTAGAAGGTTAATAACTTAAAGAGAAAGTAAAGATATGTCCCGTTCCTTAGATCCTACAACAATAGAAAATATTAATAAGAATGTAGTACACCCGTTTAATGCTATTGAACTCAAGTTCGATGGGGATAATGTACTACGCTTATGGACAGGTATAGGTACTCTCACTCTAGCTGATGGTACTGAATGGGTAGGAGCTGGGACTTTACTGAGTATCTCTGATATAGAAGAGACTGCTGAGATGGCTGTTAAGGGGGCTACTATATCGTTAAGTGGTATACCCTCAGAAGTCATCTCACTAGCTCTCCGTGAGCCTTATCAGGGTCGTGTGTGCAACATATACTTCGGTACATTCACTGCGGGAGGTAGCTTACTTAAAGAAGATAGTGATTTTATATTATTACAAGATGGAAGTCAGATACTCGTAGATACTGGTGAGAAGGGTTTCAATGAGATCTTCTCAGGTTACATGGATCAAATGAATATAGAAGAGTCTGCTGAGACAGCTACAATAGAGGTCACAGTAGAGAATAAACTAGTAGATCTTGAGAGAGCTAGAGTAGCTAGGTTCACATCTGGTTATCAAAAGTCTATTTACCCTAATGACTTAGGTTTAGACTTTGTTGAGAGTTTACAAGATCAAAAGATATCTTGGGGGCGAGCCTAGTGAGTGTCAGTTACCAACAAGAGTTTCTTAGTGAAGTAGAGGATGATATAAAACCACTACTAAAAAAAGATTGGTTGGAGATAGAACATAGTAAGTCTACAAGAGCCTTAGACCCTGATTGGGAAGCATACTATAAGATACAGTCTTCTGACATGCTTAGGATATTTACAGTTAGGGATAACACTATATTAGTAGGGTATTTTGTCGTGCTGTTAATACCTAGCCTACACAACAAGGGTTTAGTACAGGGTATAGTAGACATAATATACTTAGATAAAGAGTACAGAAAAGGCTTTACAGGCTACAAACTATTTAAGTTCTCCGAGAAGTGTCTAAAAGAAGACAACATAAAAGTTATGCACGTTACTACTACTGAGGTTAACCCGATAGATCCTATATTGAAACGGTTAGGTTATAGTAAGATAGAAACTAAATTCGAAAAGGTATTGTAAAATGGCAATCACAACAGCAATGATTATAGCTGGAGCAATATCGGTAGCTAAGTATGTAGCGTTCTCGTATGTAACAGCTACAATCCTTGGAGCATTAGCACCTAAGCCTACTATATCAGGGGCTAACAGGGGTTATCAAACCACTTCAATGGGACCAGCTCAAGACCACTCTATAATATACGGTAAGGTAAAGGTTGGTGGGGTTATAGTATTTGAGGAAGCTACAGGTACTAATAACAAGTTCTTGCACAGGGTTGTTGCTGTAGCTGGACATGAGGTACAGTCTTTTGATGGTTTCTATATTAATGATGATAGAGTGACCCTAAGTAGTAGTGGTGATGTAGTAGGGCCTTCTAAGTACCTTAAGAGGACTACCAGTAGAGTAAAGACAGGTGAAGATCCTGATGGTAAACCTATCTATACGAATGTTACTACAACTGAGCCTCTGATAAGAATACTCCCACACTTAGGCTCTCCCATCCAAACCGCTGATACTTCCCTTGTGAGTGAATCAACAGTTGGGTGGAGTTCATCACACAGGCTTCAGGGCATTGCTTATTTTTATGCAAGATTATCTTTTGATGCAGATGTTTTCTCTAACGGGATACCTGTTATAACAGCTTTAGTTAGTGGTAAGAAGGTATATGACCCTCGGCTTGGCTACACAGCTTATTCAAATAACCCTGCTTTATGCCTAAGAGATTACCTCACAAGTAAGTACGGACTAGCTGAAGACACTGTTAATATAGATGATGTATTAATTTCCACTGCGGCTAATGTGTGTGACCAGACTAATACTAATGCAGGTACAACTCGTTACACTTGTAATGGTTCATTTACTACAGCATCTACTCCATACAACATGATAAGTGAATTACTTAAGTCTATGGGTGGGACTTTATGGTATGCTCAAGGTAAGTGGAGAGTTAAACCTGCTTACTACACAAGTACAGTAATGGACTTAGGCTTAGATGATTTCCGTTCAAATATCTCTGTTAATACTAGACACTCTAGAAGAGATAACTTTAATGTAATTAAGGGTACATTTAGGGGTGAAGAAAGTAACTGGCAAACTACAGATTACCCACAAGTAACTAATGCCGCATTTCTAGCCGCTGATGGTGGACAAGAATCTGTAGCTGATGTAGACTTAACCTTCACTGATAACTTTGTAGAAGCTAGAAGATTAGGACTAATTTCCCTAGAGCGTAATAGACAACAGTTAACAGTTAATGCTAGTTTTGGTCTCAGGACTTTAGCCTTACAGGTCGGCGACAACATCACTTTAACTAACTCTAGGTTTGGTTGGTCTAATAAAGAGTTCGAAGTCATACAATGGTCTTTCGGTCTTACTGATGGTCTTGACTTACAAACACAGATGACACTACGAGAGACTGCTCAGAGTGTCTTTGATGAGGTATCTGATGGTGTCGTGTACGAGAGGGATAATACTGAATTACCATCTCCTTTCTTTGTACCCTCAGTAGGTCTATCCACTACAGTAGTAGCTAGGATCTTTGCTGAGAAAGTAGTTAATGAACTTACTATTTTAGTGACTTCAGGCTCATCAGAACGTATAGATAAAGTACAGGTGCAGTATAGGGACCGAATATACGCAGGTGACGATACTAAGTGGTTAAACTTATCAGATGGCCCACTAGGTAATTTTATTATTATTGATCTCAAGAAAAGTTTTTATGAGGTTAGGGCTAGGGCTGTTAATACCTTTGGTGTTATAGGCGAGTACGAGTACTTGTTTGACATAGAAGTAGATGCTTTATCAGCACCACCAGCAGATATAATTAACTTCGGGCATGAATTGTCTGGAGGGACATTGTTCTTAGACTGGGATGCCGTACCAGACTTAGACTTATCTTACTATCAAGTTAAACATACCCCATCTATTAGTGATGCGGTTTGGGGAAACTCTAGTGTAGTATTAAATAAGATAGCAAGGCCAGCTACTAACGCTAGTTTACCAGCTAGGTCTGGAACATTCCTTATTAAAGCATTTGATAAGAACCTCAATGAGAGCATAACTGCTACGAGTTTAGTTGTGTTACCTTCTGAGTTACCCTTATTAGGATCGTCTCAAACTCTTACTGAAGACCCTACTTTTGGTGGAACTAAAACTAACTGTATTGTAGTATCAAATCAGCTAGAGATTGACGACACAGGTTCTAGCTCTAACACTGCTACTTACCTCATGCAAGGTGATGCCCTGTACTTAGATGCTGGATCAGTTAAGAGTGTCAGAGTAACAGGAGATGTTACATTTGAAAGGGTCTATAATGCTACAGCTGATTTACTCTGGGATGATATACCTCAGAACTGGAATACTTGGCCTGATAAATTTGATACATGGACAGATGGAGGTGCGGCATTTGGAGACGTTAACGTAACAGTCTTTGTGAGATCAACACCCGACGACCCTTTTGGAACTCCTACTTGGGGGGCGTACTCTTTAGCTAACGGTTCTACTGTTGTTGGGAGAGGATTTGAGTTCAAAGCTGAACTAACTAGTACAAACAAAAACTTTACACCTAGTGTAATTACCCTTTCAGGAAGGATTGAATTCTAATGAGTCAACATGATTTTAACATCGCTAATCAAACAGCCGCTAATGCTAGGTCTGATATAAACTTAGCCTTACTAGCATTAAATAGTAATAGTAGTGGGCCTACAGCACCTACTCCTACTTATGCTAATATGCACTGGTATGACACAACTAATAATATACTAAAACAGAGGTCTGAAGCTGATGATGCTTGGATTAGCATTGGTTACTTCGATCAAACTACAAATAAGTTCAGGATACTTGATGACACTCAGGTGGTTGATGCGTCTGGCACTCAAACTGGACTGTTAGGGGATCAAGCAACAGCTGAGTGGCAGAGTGGTTTAGGTACTACACAGAGTCTTGTGTCACCAGCTAATGTTAAGTCTGCTATTGATAGCTTAACTATTAGTAGTCCTATAAAGGCTTGGGCTAATATCAACGGTGCTAATGGTGCTATACGAGCTTCTACTGGTATAACTAGTTGTGTTAGAAATGGTCTGGGAGACTACACTATAACTTTTAATACTGGCCTAATGCCTGATGCTAATTATGTTCTATTGGGGACAGCAGGGTCGGTAGTATCAGATAACAGGTCTGCAGTTGACATATTCCAGTTGACCCAAACTACAGCTAGGTTTACTGTAATGAATCAAGCCACTGGTGTTAGGCGAGATGCGACATTTGTTTGTGTACAGTTTGTAAGGTAAGGAGAATAATATGACATATAAATTAGGAACAAGAAGTAATCAGAGCCTATCAGGGGTTCACGTAGATTTAGTAGCTGTCGTTAAGAAGGCTATAGAGATCACTGAGGTTGATTTCTCAGTCATTGAGGGTATACGTCACATAGAACGGCAAAGACAGTTAGTGAAGGAAGGTAAGTCTACTACACTTAACTCACGACATCTAACAGGCCATGCAGTTGATATGGTTCCCTACCCTGTAGATTGGGAAGACTTAGAGAGATTTGAACTCATGGCTGAAGCTATGAAGTCAGCATCTGAAGAGCTAGAGATACCCATTAAATGGGGTGGTGATTGGAAGAGCTTCTATGATGCTCCGCACTTCGAGCTAGATAGAAAGAAGTACAAGTGAAAACCTTCATAGATAAATATAGATGTTTAGCAACTCCAGAGCCTAGACCAGCTTCTTTCTCTCATGCTTTATGGGCATTACTCGTTATAGGCTTGATAACTAAGTTAACCTATGATAAGGGTGTACCTATGTTTATTCTAGGTGCTTGGTTAGTCGTTGTATTAGCAACAATTAAGACTAGTGTATCAGGTAGACTAAAACATCTTAGAAGCCTACTCATAGCCGATGCAATGCTTGCCTCAGTCTTGTTGTCACTTCTTGTTTTTAGTGATGTGGTTATATACTCTTATAGTGGTACAGAAAAGGTGTTCTCACCTCATGTTGGTTATACGGCTGGTGAATCTTTATTCTACTTTGAATTATTTATCCTAGCAGGTCAGACAATCTTTGCCGCATACCTAGCTAAAGTAACACATGCACAGATACTCGAAAGAATTAGAATGGAGTTACTAAAATGAATATAGATGATTGGATGCCAGCCATACTAACACTGCTTGGTGGCACAGCTTTTTGGGGGTTCCTCACCGTTAAAAGTAAGCAAAATCATGAGTTAAAACTCAAAGAGAGTGACAGTAGTGGTGAGTTTAAAGAAAGCCTACAGGAGAGAGCTAGGATGTTATCAGTAGAAAATAAAGAACTCCACACTAAGGTTGATGAATTACAAGCCATGCTCATGCAAGTATCAATAGAGTTAGCCGCTAGTAAAGAGAAGATAAAGCACCTCGAAGCTGATGTAGCTGAGTACGAGATGAGGTTAAAGGCTAACTTGACATGACACCAGAGTCTTTAAATAAATGGAGGGTATGGCCTAGACTTATAATTTCGCTGTATGGGTTAGCCTTCTATCAAACAACTAATTGGTTTATGAACCTACCAGATCCTTCTAATGCTCAGTCGGGTTTTGTTTCAGTTATAGTAGGGGCAGGAGCTGGCTTCTTTGGGATATACGTAAATGGTAAAGCAAATACTACTAGTGAGCCTACTGACACTATTTCTAAGTAGTTGTAGTAGCGCACCACTTAAGTTACTATCAGGTGGTGGTACTAATGTAGCGGCTAATACTCAGATAGGTAAAGAGAACACTCAGAACTTAGGTGTGATAACTACTACACAACCTAAACTAAGAATAGAAGCTCCTGTAGATAAGATAGTACAAGATACTAGTACAACAAAGATAACTGAAGTAGATCCACTGATGCTACTACTGTTAGTGCTAGGTTGGTTAGCTCCAAGTCCTAATGAGATAGGAAGAGGCCTCTTAAGACTATTCAGAAGAAATAAAGACTAAGCACAGACTGAACATAGAAAAGCCCTACTTAGGATAATACCTAGGCAGGGCTTTTTTGTGTCTATATTTCCACTGAGGGGGTCACTTAACTTTAGCGGCGTTCATTGTGATAGCTAGACCTTCAAATAACATCTCTATATCTTTATTAGCTTTTGTTATACGCCACACTAAGAAGATAGATAGACCTAGATTGCCTAGTAGTATGTATTCATTTATTGTCATTATTTATTCTCCTGTAACTCAATGATTTGCTCTATGAGGGTATCTCTGCGTCTCCTCTTATCTAAGTCTACACCAAAGTTCCTCTGTGCATAAGCCTCTAGTTCATCTTTAGACATACAGTCAAGAGTGCCCTCTGATACACAGTCAGGTTTAGTAGGGGTAGACTTACGACCACCTCTGACAAACAACACAAATATTACTATTATAATTAATAATATAGTTAATTCCATTATTTATTCTCCATGAACTTAATAAGCCTAGCACCATACCACTCAGACTTCTTTAGGTCTTCTAATCCATTCTTGTATCTCCAACGATGTAAGTACTTAGCTATATTCCCTCGGAGGTATCCTATGTATTCCTCTTCAGTTAGAAAGTCTTGTATGTAGTCAATGCACTCTATGTTACCTGCATAATGCGAAGGTCTATTCACAGGGTCATGCTCTTCTGGAGACCCCTCTTTGGTATTCTCTAAATTCCATTTAGCCATTATCTTCTCCTATAAGTTATAGAGCAGTTTTAACACATGCTCAGGTGATTCGTCAAGGATTAAGTCAAGTCTACAATTTCACAAGAATCCCCAGAACAAGCTAGCGTCTGACTGCCTGCTGTATTATCTTCTTTCTCATACTCAGATAACTTAGCCCATTCAATAGTAGCTGGACTTAGATCCACCATACTCATGAACTCTTCTGCGGTACACTCTGTATAAGGTGCTTGTTGATAAGTATGCTCGTTAAATGGTAAGAACGACACACCACTCATCTCATCAAAGTTCTTATATACAAATGCACCTACCTCAAACCATTCCTCTTTACAGACATTAATAGTTACAGAAGGCTTATGCTCACACCATGCTCTCTGATAAGCTAACCACATCTCTAGTTGTTCAAGGGCTGTCATATCAGCAGTACACACTGCACCATCTGGAGCTTTCATAGGAAAACTAAAGACAGTAGTTTGATCTGGCTTCATTACATCAGGTTCATTAGGTATACCCTGATCTGACATAAACTGTGTTAACGGGTCTTTATTATCACCACGGACAGTACGAATATAGTAGGGGCTGTGACGAGCATGAATCCCACTAGCTGAGTTAACAAGTTGGGAGACAGTACCACTTGGTTTGTTGCAAGTGATAGCAGTAGCAACAGGGATATCAAGGTGTTCAGCCCAGATAGCATTAGTAGCCACGGCGATGGTTTTAAGATGTTCAAGAGTGTTCTCCAATCCTTCGTTTGCAGTTGTTGTTAATGGGTTATCCATAACACCTGTCATAGACACACCTAGTAGTCTCTCTTCTTCAGTATTCTTCTTCCATATCTTACGTAAGTAAGGAAACTTAGTATGAGTAGACTGTATAGTACCTAGTATTGTAGCTACTCTGACCTTCTTCTCTAAGCTCTCTACTGTATCTGTAGCACGTACAACTATCTCTGTTAAATTACAGAACTGAGCTGGTCGTAATATTATCTCGCTACATGGGTTAGTGCCGAACTCATAGTTAGGATCACGTCTACCATTCTTAGCCGCCTGAGCTTTAGATGCTTGCCTATTAAAGATGCCGCGTTCACCAGATCCACTTTCTACTAGAGCCATCCACTCTCTCATAAATGACAAGCTGTCAGGCTTCTCAGTATAAGCTACGGAGTTATTAGCTAACCCTCTTTGTGGATCATTCTCCCACCATGAACCTGACTTAGCATGTCTTAAGCGATCATCAGATAGATTAGATAAAGAGATCATAGCAGACCTACGTACACCACCTACAACGACAACCTCACCTATCTTACACATAATATCATGGCACTCAATAGATGATAACTTACGTCCTTTAGCCCCTGCAAAGATCTTAACAACAAAGTTAAATAGATCTACTAGTGGAGCTGGACCTGATGCTCTACCACCAAAGGTCTTTAACTTAGCCCCTGCTGGTCTTACTTTAGATACATCCCACTTAGCTATCTCACCACTATATAATAACGCAATAAGCTGACGTAGTGACTTAGCCCAACCTTCCTTACTATCTTTAACAATGATTGTCGTTTCACTGTTAAACATTGTATCAGGTATCTCAGGTAACTTCTGAATAGACTGACGTTCAACAGAGAAGCCTACACCAGTACCACACAACAAGATAAACATAGCCTCATCAAATGCTACAGGTGTATCAACCTCTAAGTAAGAACAATTATAACCTGCTGTATTATCTCTAGCCATAGCTGGTCCAGCAGTCATTAAAGCTCTCATACTAGGCATTACGTTAAGGCTTAAGATAGATTCTTCTATCTCTTTAATCTGATCAGGGTAGTCTCCTAATACTGGCTTAACTAGGTTGTCCATGTAACGACCTACTGTCTCAGCCCAAGTCTCTCTTCGTCCCTCATCATCTAACCAACGAGCATAACGTGACTTGTGTATAAATGATTGATAATCTGTTGGTAAGTAGTTATCCATTATTGTGTATCTCCTCTATCTTGTTTATCTTCTTTAAACCATATCATACGATCTATGTCGCCACGATTAAGTCCTATGTCTTTTAGCTCACGGTCTGTTAACCTATTTAAATGCTTAACTGCATCTCTATGCATTTCCCATGTAACCATATAGTTGATGAACCTATACCACCAACGTCCTATTGCTCTTAATATTCTCATCTATTATCTCCTGACCCACCTAAGACACCTCTTGCCTCACGGTCATCCAACTTGTTTATATTAATATCCATGACTTTACTTAAGTCACTACCGAAGTAATTAGCTAATGCTGTCGCATAAAATACTACATCACCTAACTCCTTTACCATATCCTCTTTACTTAGTCTAGTGTTATCTCTTAATAACTTCTTAGCCTTCTCAGCTACTTCTCCAGCCTCTCCTACAAGACCTAACACATTCTCTACTAGTCGTGTCTCACCTTCAGTCATAATCTTCTTCTCTACCCAATCTGAGTATTCTTTAGCTTTATCCATTTATATCCCCATATAAGTTATTATTAAAGTTACTATTAGTACCACAGTATAAGCTCCATTGCAAATCATTATAGATCTGTCATTCCACAGTCGGCCCGTTATGAACCATCCGATAGCACCAATCAGGGTAAAGATATAATCAAAGGTGTTATAGTTACCCTCTAAATCTAGTACCCTTATAGACAGCCCTAGCAGTAGTGCAATAGATGCAAACCACTTAATGTACCAAGATGCATCTTTATCGTACCTACTCATTATAGTATCCTTCCATGAAACTCTGTTGGCCTATCTAAGTAAATATCAAACAGATACCAACAGCAATTATCCTTACCTACACCCTTACTACCCTCTATCCACTTAACACGACCCACAGAAACTACCTTACTACAGTAGTCCATGAAAGGTGCTGACTGCTTAGTGTGCATCCAATCTGCATCAAACAACAGCCAAGTGGGGCATATCCCCAACCAATGATCTATCAATGGGTGGAGTATCTTTCTATTCCAAGGTGGGTTAGTTATGCAGTAGTCAACCATACCATAACCACCAAAGTTAACTTTTAGTGCATCACACTCGACTACAGAAGAGTGCTTAGGCTCTATATCACAAGAGTATAAACACTTTCCCATACCCTCTGTGAGTTCGTCTATATGACTTATTAAACGCCCATCACCAGCACAAGGTTCTACATAATCAAATGAGTAATCCAAGTGGTCGATCAGGGGTTTAACAGCTTCTATAGGAGTGCTGTAGAAGTCTCTAGGTACCCTTACGAAATCACTACGTTTTCCCATATACTTCTTTTAACCTCTTGAGTGATACGAACTCAGGCTCATACATGCCGTTGTCTATCTCACGTTTAATTACTACACCTTTCCACCAATCTAAGTTAGACTGACCTGCCCAACCCTCTTCAGCACCCTTATAACAACCTGCTACAAGTCCTATAGCCTTAGCACCATCTTTGAACTTCATATCACGTTTATGGCTGTGACCGCAAGTACTACTTTTATATCGGTGTCCTAGTAACGTATTAGCATGATGTAATCCAGATACTGCTGAACCGAAGTTACCTGCTTGGAAGAAGTGCGCATACGACACACCATCATACTCTGCTATGGCTGGTCCTGAGTTTCTGTATTCATGGTATTCGTCGAACCAATGATCCGTCTGAAGATGGCTAAAGGATACCCCGTACTTTTCTCCCTCAAGTCTTGGGTCAAGTCCGATCGCTCGTTTAAGTCTATGTTCATGGTTTCCTTCAAATCCAAACCAGTTAGGTCTTTTGTATTTTCTAGTAGCTGGTATTCTTCGTAGTCTGTCCATTGATTCGTTGTAGTGTTCAATGTCCTTTTCATAATTCTGACTAATAAGAGCTTCAGGCTTTTTACCATCAAAGCTATTAAGAGAACGCATATCAGCACCATCGCCGAGGTCAATGATATAATTGGGATTAACGTCATAGATTAATTCTCCTAGCCAATCAAATCTTTCATTACTTGTAGACGGGTCTGCATGTGCGCAACTAAACACTACTGCTGTTTTACTCATTCTATTTCTCCTCTACCCACTCTTGTGGTATTAATTTATCTGAATACTTAAATCCATTCTTATCACACCACATTCCGTAAGTAGTCTTAGAGCCTTTACTAATCTTTCCTCTAGAGTTTGTAAAGACAAATCTAATATCTTTGTCGGGGTGTTGTTCCTTGATCTTTAAATGCTTCTTTCTATCTGCAACTATAAATCTTCCTTTTGACTCAATTATAATGCCATTAGGTAAAATAAAGTCAGGTGTGTAGCTCTTGTTTTCCAGTAATGTCCACTTAATCTTTAGTGTTTCATACTCAAAAGCTACACCCCTTCCCTTTAAGTCTTTAGATATGTCATCTTCAAGACCTGATCTATAGCCGTTCTTTATAGCATGCTGTCTTCTCTTGCTATTGGCGGCTCCCATAGTTCTCCTTCTTTCCTTCTTAGCCAGAGTAACCTAGCATTTTCTATTATACGTTCTGTATCACCATCATAAGCCTTAACACAGGCTTTCCATAGCTCCTCTTCTGTAGTACAGTCTAACAGTAGTTTATCTGCCTTCTTAGGGCCAATGCCATACAGACCTTTTATATTATCTGCGGCATCTCCTGTTAGTATCTGAGTATAGAAGAATAAAGTACCTGACCATTCATCTACTGTTGTCCACTCCTTCTTATTAAAGTTAAAGTGACGACAAGGTATCTGTAACATATCCTTATCGATTGATGCAACAATAGTATCTGGGCCAAGTCGGGTAGCCTCTATTGCTATTAGATCATCTGCTTCTTCTCCTTCACTTACTATAGCACCGAACTTCTTAACCAAGTAATCTCTTATATGCTTTAGATGTTTAGGCTTTTCTGTTGCTGTTCTATTTCCCTTATAGGGGTGCGACTTAGCTACCTCAAAACGGAAGTTATTAGATCCTGTTAGATACACCTCGTATTGATCTGGTGTAACAAAGTCTAATGTCTCCTCAAGAACGAAGTCGAGTAATATCTCTACCTTCTCTTCTGCATCCTTGGGGAGATCATCTTGAGTAGCAAAGGCGGCTCTATAAGCTAGGATGTCGCCATCTACTAAGACTTTAACCATCAGAAGCCGCTAAAGACCATCTGACCATCATCTTTCTCGAAGGCTACGTTTTCTACGTAGTTAAAGCCCCCTGCCCTTGTAGCGTCAACGTAGGCATCACCTAAGTCATACAGAGTATCAATACCCCCTCTAACTATTGTTGTGGTTCCGTTGAAACCATCGTCTTCGCAATCAGACTCAAATGTAATTGTTACCTTCATTAGAAAGCATCTCCTTCACCATTAGCTTCATAAGTTACTAACTCATTTATAAGCACTTTTTCCATTGTAGTGATCTTACCGTCCCAAACATCAAACTTAACTGTTGCTTTAGAACCATTACCCACAAGACCATCTGTATCCCAATTCCATTTGACATACTCACCATCGACTTGCTTGAGCATCTCTGGTGGGCCTGTAACTACACCCATCTCTCCAGTGTCTTTATTCCTGAACTTAGGGTTAACATGGGGTCGGGTAGCCTTGTAGAACCCTCTTCCTTCTTTGTTAGTCTTGAACAACTGAGCTTGTAAACCCTTATTAGGAATACCATCTGCAACCATCTTCTTCTTCTGCTCTTCGTTGATTAAACAATTAACTACATAGACACCATCTTTAGCTTCCATGTTCTTAGCCATGTCACTACCGTCTCTTGGTCCCATGTCACGATCTTCTGGACGTAACTTCGTCCACTCTAATTCGCACTCTACGTAAACTTTCTTTCCCATTGAATTTCCTCTCTTCTTAGGGGTTGTATAATACTATATAGACC